CGGGCTCTCAGTTAAATTCCGTGATAATAGTTGTTTATCTTTCGGTTTTTCCAAACTCTTATGAACGTGAGCTTTTGAAGTAACGCTTAAAAGCGAGAAACACTCCTCCGTTCGAAGAAATAAGGAAATACCTAATCGGAAACAAACAATAGTTTTTACATAAGAATTGAGATTTCATATGATACCACCTCACGTCCAAGCAACTTAGTATTCGTTAACTTGGATTTAGGCCCGTTTTGGCCTTGGTGTGTGAGGGGCAATTAATAATTTTCTTTTGTTTTCACACCAAAAAGTTCGAAGAATTCTTCAACAGTTTCAAAAGATTGTGGTCGAGGCTGAAATACTTTGCCTCCCATACCACTTTCTAATGATTCTGGTTGAACTGAATTCCAGAACTTAATAACATCTTCTCTGATCCGACTTCCATCTGGTTCTATCCATGATGATGGTTCTTCAAATAATTGGACGATATCAAGATTGAGACGTTCACATTCTTCAAGTACTTCAATTAGATTTTGATTGACACAGTCATCAAAATCAATGTACTCAAAAGGGTGAATATCTTCTTGATTTTCCCAAAGATCTGATAGAAACTGGAGAGCTACGGCTTGAGAACTATTTGAGAATTTTCGTGCAATACCATTGGTTACGGCACGATATTCACATTCTATAGTTCCTAGCTCAGGAGCCTGTTCAAGATCAAAAGCTCCTTCTCTCGTGAGATGTCTATACAGATCTCCTACCAATTGTGGTTGGTTATCTAAAAACATTTCGCGCTCTTTACGAAACTGTTTATGAGTGAGATCATCAAAACCTTCGGGCTCTGGTCGGTTCAAGTCCAAGGACATGAATCGATTAAAAGCCTTTTGGTCATAATTGAAATCTTCATTTTTTTGCAGTTTCTTAACACTGTCTCCTCTTATCATAGGGAAACAGACAAAAGAGAAAGGAGCTCCTGGAACAGGATGAACTTTAGCGAAAGGCGCAAGCCAATCTCTAATGAACACTTCCTTTGCTAACCTGGTATCAACTCGGTTATGAAATTCGTGTTGAGTATCAACAAGACCGAGACCACCATGTGCCTTGGAAAAATGGAGAGAACGAGGGGTTCGTTTGAGTTCTGGAAGGTTTCTTAATAAGAAATTCTCCTTCATAGATTCAGATGAACCCCAATAGAATTGAGCTTCTGCAAAACAGTAGCCCAAAGTCGTTCCAGATCGTGTTTGTGTAGAGACTTTACCAGTATGGAGAACTTCAGCTTGGTAAAACAACTGAGAGTTCACTGTACAAAAGTCCTTATCAATGAAATTCTTTCCCACAGAAAGAGAGAGTCCCACTTGTGGGGATCTATCTTTCCAAGTGAAAATAGATTTCATCGAGCCTTTGGCCACAACATCATCTCCATTTACAAGGTAACTTCCGGTTTTAAAACCCGAAGATGACACTGCATAATCATTCAGAAAACAAAGTAGAGGGAAAGAAAGAAGAGATCCCATGAGTTGTCCTGAGGTTTGTACCCCGGACTCTCCGTGAGGATATCTTATTTCATGAGAAGAAATTTCCCAACGGACCCACTCTCGAGTAGGTTCATGGTCAATTTCTTCCAAAATTCCTTCCATTAGTTCTCTGGTTACTGACATAGGAAAATTGTCAGTAGCTGCAGTGTAATCTCCTGATAACCAGTAGTCATCATCATCCGCTTGTGAATCAATCCGTCGTATACACTCTTCGATACGATGAATCCAGGGTAAGGTCTCATTTTCAAAGTCTTCTAAGGTTTTAACACCATTAGTTAGACAGAATTGAGGTTGTTCTCCTAGATATGTCCATAGAGCTTTCTGAAAAGGTTGGAGGACCTTTGTGTCCTTTTCACCAATCGTAATCATACGAACTTTTAGAGGCTCAGCAATCGCATGAGCTTTCACGACGGGAGGTGTCTTTGGAGGAGAAATAGGGAAATCCATTCCAATTGTTGAAGTTTTTGCATCTGCAAATTTTGTATCAACAATCAGAGGATCCCAGAATACTCCATCTCGGTTTTTCCGATAATCCACCTTTAAAGAGTGGACCAATTGGAACCAAGAGTCATGGAATGTTCTGGAATGGAAATCCCATTTCTTCTGAAGATCATTTATTATCGTTCTGATTATTTCTCCTGCAAAAGTTCGTTCACCTAAATTCTTAGGGGAACTAACCGATGTTCCGGAGAACCGAACTGCTTGAGTCAAATGGGAACAAAAAGTTCCAAACTTCTTTTCATAGAAGGACTCTACAGCTCCTTTCCGAAGGGTTG